GTAAGATAATCGTTAAAGATGAAGTTAACGTAAAGATAGAAGGTCTTGAACTTGCAGAGCGTAAAGCACTGATGAAAATGTTTGAGTACGAAGTACCCGGAGCAAGGTATCTTCCGGCAGTAAGACTTGGTAGATGGAATGGTAAGGTAAGCTATTTCAGTTTAGCCGGTAGTACTTACATTAATTTGTTAGAAGAAATATTACCTGTACTTGATAGAGCAGGATATGATATTGAGTTGGATGACACCAGGGATTACACTACAACCTTCGAATTCGCTGAAGTGTCCGAATCAACGTTTGCTCATAAGAATTGGCCTAAAGGTCATCCTAAAGAAGGCACACCCGTAGAGTTACGTGATTATCAAATCAGTATCGTCAACAACTTTTTAAAGAACCCACAATCACTACAAGAAATTGCAACAGGTGCAGGCAAAACATTAATGACTGCCGCACTAAGTTATAGCATAGAACAATATGGCCGTAGTATTGTCATTGTTCCTAACAAGTCACTTGTAACGCAAACAGAAGCAGATTACATCAATCTTGGATTAGATGTTGGTGTATACTTTGGTGATCGTAAAGAATACAACAAAACACATACTATCTGTACTTGGCAAAGTCTTAACAATATGCTTAAGAAAACAAAAGCAGGTGAAGCAGATATTATGGACTTCATTGAAGGTGTTGTTTGTGTAATGGTTGATGAAGTGCATATGGCAAAAGCTGACGCACTAAAAACATTGCTTACTGGAGTATTTGCTAAGGTTCCAATTCGTTGGGGATTGACTGGCACTATACCTAAAGCTAAGTTTGAAGCACAGTCATTGTTCGTAAGTTTAGGTCCTGTTATCAGTAAACTAAGTGCAAGTGAATTGCAAGATCAGGGTGTATTAGCACAATGTCACGTAAACATCGTACAACTTAAAGATGATGTGGAGTTTACTAATTACCAAAGTGAGTTGAAACACTTATTAGAAGATACACATAGACTTGATGCTATTGCCCAACTCATATTAAAGATTAAAGAAACAGGTAATGTGTTGGTCTTAGTTGATAGAGTTAATGCAGGTAAAGAAATTATTAGCAGATTACCAGACAGTGTTTTCGTCAGTGGTGCTACTAATATGATTGATAGAAAAGAAGAATATGATGAAATTGCAACCAGCACAAATAAAATCATTGTTGCTACTTATGGTGTCGCCGCTGTTGGTATCAACATACCTCGTATTTTTAATCTGGTTCTCATTGAACCTGGAAAATCCTTCGTCCGTGTTATCCAAAGCATCGGTCGAGGCATTCGTAAAGCAGAGGATAAAGACTTTGTACAAATCTGGGACATAACAAGCAGTTGTAAGTTTGCCAAACGTCACTTGACCCAACGTAAGACTTTTTATAAAGAAGCAAATTACCCTTTTGACGTTGAAAAATTGACATATAGATAAGAACCTGATATAATACATTATGCGAATATTAACCCTAGACAACGAATTCTATAACTTAGAAACACTTCCCGAAGAGATTGATGATTTACGTTTTGCTATACTGGATAACAGTAATCCACAAAACGTAGACTATCATTATATCCCACTAATCTTTTTAGAATCATTTAGTAGCCCTGCACTTGTATTGAAGATCGGCAACAGCACAATTAAAATGCCAATCGATTGGCAAATACTAATTGGTGAACAAGAACACGGAGACTTAGAAACATTGCCTCTTACAAGTATCAATGATAGAGGATTTAATGCATTTGAGTTTAATCCACTAAGTAGTTTTAGTCCAAGTTTTGTGCCTATTGAGATTGTAGATATATATCACGATGTAACTTGGTATGCACCTCGATTAAAGAACGGGCAATTTTTATGTGTACCATTAGATGATGGTCCTAAGCCTAGATGCGTATACTTTGTAAAAGAGATTAGTCGTAACTGCGAGATTGTAGATTATAGTCAGGCATTCTAATGGCAACTAAAAAAGCATCAGTACCCAAAGACGAACAACTTGAAAAGCAAGACTTTCCTTTGTTTGATGCAATTGCGGCATTAGACAAGAAAGACTATGATTATTACGATAGACTTACTCCTGAACAGCAACGTAAGTTTGTGCCATTTATGTTAATCAAATGGTTAAGCTACGTAAAAGGTTCTAGTGATGTAGCAGGATACTATGCAATGAGTACAGAATATTATGCTAACAAATACTTCTTCAATGAGTATGTATCAAAGCATCCTAAACTACAATGGTATATGATGTGTGCGGCAAGTCCCGGTAAAGGGAAACAATATCATCAATGGTTACCGCAGATTAAAGAACGTGTTAGTTTGTTAAAAGAACCGGCACAAGTAAAAGAAATAAAAGAATACTTTACAAAGATTTATCCTAAGGCAAATAGCGAGGATTTAACAGAATATTCAAAAGCATTTGTGCAAGAGCAAAGAAAGAAAATGCATCTTGCAGAAATTTATCCCCATTTAAAAATAGCAGACATAGAAGTATTAAGCCAGACGGTTACAGATGAAGATATCACTCAATACGAAAAAGACAGAGGCAACTGATAAGACAATCAAGTATGGTTGTGATTTTTGCAATAGAGAGTTCCTACGTGAATCTACTATGGCTAAACACCTATGCGAGAACAAACAACGTTGGATGAATAAAGATATGCAAGGTAATCGCATAGGCTTTCAATCTTGGCTACAGTTTTATAAAAAGAATACTTCAACTAAAAAGAATAAAACCTACGAAGAATTTATTCGTAGTGCTTACTATACTGCCTTTGTAAAGTTTGGAAGTCATTGTGCAAATATCAATGCAATCAATATTAGTAGATATGTAGATTGGTTATTAAAAAATAACATCAAAATCGATACTTGGGCCAGTGATAGTGTTTATACTAAGTACTTGATTGAGTATTTGCGTATAGAAGATCCGTTAGATGCTATTGCACGTAGTGTCCAAACTACTATGGATTTAGCAGAGAAAGAGGGAATTGTACCTAAAGATTATTTGTGCTATGGTAACCCTAACAAGATATGTCATAGCATTACCAATGGTAAGATTAGTCCTTGGATGTTATATCAAAGTAATAGTGGCGTAAAGTTCTTAGATAATTTAAATGAATCACAGGTAAAGATGGTTATTGACTATATCAATCCAGAGTTATGGAAGATTAAGTTCAATCGTGAGCCAGAGAATGTTAAACAAGTTAAGGAATTATTAAATGCCGGCGGGTACTAGAGTTCGTATATCATGGAGAACAAATCATAAGTATGATATGTGGAATGAAACCTGCGCTTGGGTTATAGAAAAATTTGGTTTACCGGGAGACAAATATGAAACCCACGTAACTGAAGATTATATGGATTTTTATTTTACCGATGAACGTGATGCTATCTTGTTTCAGTTAGCACGGGGTTGAAGTGCAACAAGTAACATTACACATTGATATTGATAGAACCTTAGAAATAGTTAGAGAGTTAAAAAAACACGGTTGGGTAATGGGTAAAGATTTTGATTTTGCTTATCATAAAACAAACTATGACAACTTTAGTGGATCTAATTGGGAACTAGAGAAGCATACTGTATTCACTTTTTACAATGATAGTAATGCAAGTTATTTTATGTTGAGGTGGGGATGATATATGAACATTATGACTATGATGCTGGATGGAAAAACACTAAACCCGGTTGGTATGAATGTACAGTACGTGCTAAACATCTTGTCAAATACAATGAAATAATTAAATGGTTAGAAAATAATATTGGCAAACACGAACGTCATTGTAGATGGTGCGTAACCGATGATGACCTAATCAGCTTTAAGTTTAGATATGAAAGAGATTATATTATGTTCACATTGAGGTGGAGTTGATGGCAACAATACCTCAAATACAAGACTATGATGATGACGATCCAGAAATAGATAAACGAAAGAATCGTTGGAACTATTGGGAAGCATTGAAGAAAGTTCGTAAAGAATATATGGAACAAAATCGTGAGTTTGACGCATATGATTTTGAAGATTATCTTACTGGACAATATGGCTTAAAGATGAACATAGTCAATGGTAACATAACGGATGGTTATGAGATTGTTGATGAAAAGAAGTACCTAATATTTTTATTAAAATTTCAATGAACAATACACCCTTTCCCATAACATCTTTACAAAAAGGTAAATTTCTAGTATCATGGCCTAAGTGGGGCAACATTAAAACGTTTGATATTAAGAAAAAACTGTTAGATGTGCTATTTGAAGATATCGGTAGTGATGAAGTTGGTATTAGTATTTCGATTGTAAAATACGAACTTGATATTATGTGGATTACATTAAACACTTGGGCACAAGACGTTAATGGAGAATATGCTAGATACCTAGAAGATATGTATGAGATTAAAGGTGTAGCATTCAATAGTGAAAATGAAGCCTTAAAGCTACAAGATTACTTAGAGAAAAAATATATTTGGAAAACATTACAGGCATAATATGGCAAATGATATAATGATTGATATTGAAAGTTTAGATACAACACCTAACTGTGTTATCTTAACTATTGGCGCAGTAAGATTCGATCCTAAGGGTAGTGGTGTAGTTGAACGTTTAGAGTTGAGACCTACAATTGAGGATCAAACAGAAATTTATAATAGGAGCATAAATGAAGATACATTACGTTGGTGGAGTGAGCAGAGCCCTGAGGCACTTGAAGAAGCTATGGGAGATAGCGGACGACTACCATTTGCTGAATGCATGGAGACCCTTTATAAGTTTTGTTGGAACCGTCGTGCTGTTTGGAGTAATGGCGCTTCCTTCGATTGTGTCGTTATGGAGTCTGCTTGGCGGCAAGTAAGTGATAAGCCTAATCCTATTCCTTGGCCTTTCTGGACAGTCAGAGATACACGAACATTGTTTGAAATAACAGGTGTCAGTCTCAAAGATGGTGGACACACTACAAGTCACAAAGCAGTAGAAGATGCCGAACGACAAGCTATTGTTGTACAAAAAGCGTATACTAAACTTATTAAAGCAGAATTGGTAGCACCCCCTAGATGAGAATAGAATCAGACATTGATATTGACTTTGGTGATAGAGATAAGTTATTGCAACTTATCAAACATACACCTGCCTCTATGCGTAACGCTAATCCAATGCGTAAACACGCTACTGGGGTTTACATTACTGACATACCTTACGATCCAGTAAATGATATGGCAGCTATTGACTATGTTGAAGCAGAACAACGAGGGTATTTCAAACTAGATTTATTGAATGTTCACGTTTATTCGCAGGTTCGTGATGAACTACATTTAGCAACATTGATGCGTGAGCCTAACTGGGATAACTTAAATAAAAGAGAATTTGTAGAGAAATTGATTCACTTGGGTAATCATTATCAATCACTACAGAAGATGCCCAGTTCAGTTGATAGCATTCCTAGACTAGCAATGTTTCTAGCATTGATTCGCCCGGCTAAACGACATTTAATAGGACAATCTTGGGCTGATATATCTAAATCAATTTGGGATAAGAATACTGACGGGTATAGTTTTAAAAAGAGTCACGCAGTTGCATATGCACATTTAGTAGTGGTACATATGAATTTGATAGAAGAACAGAATTAAACTATTCTTTTTACTAAGGTAATGCTACGGCGCTTGCTCTTACGTTTACTCAATTCAGACATACTACACAACGGGCCGTGTATTACTGTTAAACTTTTGTTGTTAAATGTCCTAAGGTATGGTTTAAATATAATCCATTCTTCTTTTAAGAACAGATTAATAGGTATAAGTCTATTACTTTCCCACCACCAAATATCGCCTAATTCTAGAAATTTTTCCCTAACGGTAGACTCTATTATAGCCCCGTAATCGTAAATAGTGGTGACTATATCGTCCCTATTTTGAACTATTCCAACATAATCTTGGTTGGCGTATGAACATATAGTTATGAACGGGTGATTTGTTGTTAGTTTATTGAAAAATTCGTTTGATATCATTGTTATTCTATTGACCGAAATATTTATCATAGGGTAACCTGGCAATATATTTTGATAAATATCATTATGTACTCAACTCAAGTTTTCGTCTATACACAAAGACAAATCGTTATACTTTTATCAGGATTTTCCCCAAGGAGCTATATGCCTCAGTATGCCAAGCCACTTACACTTAATAAGGGTGTAGAC